ACCATAGACTCAATACTTTCCATAAACTCTTCATAATTGTTTAATAAGTTTAAGGTTTCTAAACTGTGTTGATGACTGTCTTCGGCGCTGCTAAACATTATTGTATAAGTTTAAGTATTAAGTTATGTTTATCTTCTCGATGTAATCTTTCTATTTCGGTCAGTAATGACATATTCTTACTTATCCTACTCCACATCAATCTTCTAAAATTATCAAGACTTTCAGTGGGATATAAATTACACAATCGTTTAAGTTCATTTACAACTTGAATTTGTCTTTCTTCTTCATCTTCGATTAAATCATATGAATGATTAATTACATCATCGAAAACATCAAATCCTAAATCTCTAACTGATTGAACTATTCCTTTTACTCCATTCCATATTGGTAATTGTCTATAAGCAAACGCTTTAAATGTCTTCTCTGTAATAAAAATTTCTGTCCAAGAGTCGTCATCCGTCTGTGAACTTGTCTCCGTTATTACATTAAACATACAAGAAAAGAAACTTTCATCTGTGTGGAAATGTTGACTACGATCATCATCAATTTCACCATCTACCAAAATAGGTAGTCTGTGTGGTTTTATTATTTCTTTATATATTGGTAATTCATTTACCCACCTATTTGGTTGTGTTGCACAACTAAGAACATATTGAGAAGAATCAAAATTGTCTAATAATTTCTTTGTAAACTTTATACGAGAAACAGATGCCCTTCTTTGTAGCGAAAGAAAATGTTTTTTAATTTTGATTTCTTTCCAATCAATTGGTAATGTATTGACGTGATACAAGAATCTACAATGAGCAACCATATGTTGTGGGAAAGATTTATATCTATAAGTCAGTTCTCTATCCACAACAACATTAAACAAAACTCTAATTTCTGTATTTGGAAATTCTTCATTCATTGATTGAACGATATCATCCATTACATCAGTACCAATACCTTCATTGGTACAATCAAAAATACACAAATTTCCTAATTGTATATTTTCTTCTTTGAGTTGGGATTTGAACAAATCAATAAATCTACCTTCACGGATAATATCGAAATCATTGTTCCATATATTGTATGTAAGAATATGATTTACATACCCAAACATAGGGAGTGATACCATTAGATAGTTACATCTTCCATACCAGCAGTTCTAAGTCTGACTATGTGTCCTAGTTGCCACTGTTTGGAATCTAAACCTTTCATAATTCCTAACCATCTATTTCGTAGAAGTGCAACTTCGTTGATGATTAGTTCATATTCAATTACTTCATCTTCACCATCTACATATTTTTCAGCGTCTCTACTACTTAATGATTTATTGTAGGCTTCTAAATATGTTTTAAAATGTTTACGTCTTACTTTTCTAAGTTGGATGTTTAGGTATTCTAATACTGCTTCGATTTCTTGTAATTGATAAAATCTTTGTTCGGTAGTACCTGGTAGTAATTTAATATTTTCTTCAACTCTACCTTGAACTCTTACTTCTTTTTTTGCTTCATCTAATTCTTTCGAATAGTAATCAATAAAGTTTGGAATGTTACCTAAGTCTTTAGTTATTTTGTTATACCACATATTAAATTACCTCTGCCCATTTCAGAAAACTTTTAGGAAATATATAAGTTGATAAATCTTCTCTTCTTTCGACAAATTGTTTTATAAATTCACCTATCTGTATTCGTTGATTTTCGGATGGATTACTTTCCATAGACTTCAATATTTTATCTTTAAAGTCTTCATCGATATGTTGAATTTGATTCTCTATTTCAACCTTAGATTGTGTATCTAAAACATATACTGGCATATTCCTTGGTGTGTATGCAAATGTCAATCTTATACCATTACTGTAATTGTGATACATATTATAAAAATCTACAAATCCGAATATAGACAGATTTGTTAATGTACATTGAAATTGAACAGATAAATTATCATTTATTTGAGTAGACAACCAATCTGTTTTTTCTTTAAACTCATTCCATTTGACACCATATCGATTGAATTCTATATGTTCTCCAATACCTTCACCACTAATTCTCAATTCTATTTTATTATTAAGAGATTTTAACTTCTCTATGTATCTCTTAAATCTACTTAATGAATATCCTAATCCAGTATATACAACAATAACTGAATCATCTTTCATATTAAGATTCTCAAGTAAAGTAAATAAATCATTGTCAACAAATGGATCACCACCAGTAATAATTAATTCTTTTAAATCCGATGAATATGTAATTACTTGATTTAATAACTCTTGATAGTTTGGTAAATCTTTAAATTTATTTTGTTTTATTTTTAAACTTATTCTATCTCTAAGAATTACATTATTACGATTAGTCAAATCTTCATCTGGGTTTGTGTATTGATATTCACCATTGTTGATAATATCTCTTAACCAAGACTTACTGTACTCTTTACAACAATAACTACAAGTTAGATTGCAATCAGTACTAATTGTTAAATCTATAATTTCTGGTTTTGTGATAACTTCAGAATGTGATTTTTCTGGTCCACCTTGCCATATTCTTGGACTAATACCACCTTTATCTTCTATATGCCAACAGTTTTGTTCACAACTATCATTCCTCTCATTTACCAACATCATTTCTCGTTCTTTCATACTAGTTTCTGTATTAAACAAATCATTTCCAATCTCTAACCATTGAAAATCCACCGGATGTGGTTTGGCTGCATGACAGTTATATGTCTTGTTTTGTGTAAAGTCTATCTTTAGAAACTTAAATTTAAAATTACAGTAGTAATCTCTACTCACTTTTCCAGTTCACTTTTTGGTTCTACAAAGCCTGTGGGGAGTTGTGGTCTTATAACATCAAGAACAATATCTTTTGTATGAGCACTATAAGTGTGTGATCCTTTTATTAATTTAATTAAAACTTCCATTTGTTCGTCGTTTAATTCTAAGGTCATTTTTATTCATCCCATTCGTATTCATCATCATCTTCTTCTTCGTCTATTTCAACTTCATCAGAATAATCAGTGCATACTTTTTTTATTTCTTCATTTTGTGTGGAATCCGCAATTTCTTCTGCGTCGTATCCATGTTCAACTAATATTTGAACAAAATCTTCTATCGCACCTTTATGGTCAACGATGTGTTCTAACATAACTTCCATTATTTCTAAATGTAGTTCTAATTGAGACATAACTTACTCCGTTAAATGTTTTTGTATTTCAGTTGGATGTAAAGACAACCAATTATCTATTAATATATTGTGTTCTTCTTTGTGTGGTATATTTAACATATCCGTGACATTTTTGAATTTTGTTTTCAATATATCTTGTAAACAAAAAGTGTAATCTGATTGTTTCTTTAGGTATCTAACATTAGATTCTATAACATCTATTTCATTCTTACTTTCTAAACCAAAAAAATCTATTTCTTCACGATAATTTTCAGACAGAAACTTTTTTATTTCCGAAGACATTTCATTTGGAAATTTATAATGTGGCCAATCAGACATTTTTATTTTTTTATAAAATTCTTCCCACTGAGAATCATAATTATTAAGTTTATCCATTACTAGATATGCATTCTTAAGTTTCATAAGTAAAAATTGAGTGTGGGTATCTGTATAAACCAATACTTTAGTAGACTGTTGATAATGTGTATATTTCTTTTTATAGAATAAATCTGGTGTTGGATTACAACGAAAATAGATTTTATTTTCGTAATCTTCATTATCTCTAGTTTTGTTATTATCTGGCCATACCTCTGACTTTTTCCACAAATCTAATCCATTCTTTTTAACACCACTCCACTGAAGTGCAGTAGTTAGGAGTGGATTTTTATATCCGTCTGCATAATGAATACCAGAGATTAATAAACAATGTAACATTAAAAATCCACCAGATCCTCCACTATACAAGACAGAAATATTATTCATTACCTAGTTCTTCTCCAACACCTAATTCTTCTTCGATATCATAAATTTCCTCTGCTTCTGGTTCAATGATTAATTCATTCGTATCATTAGATATATCCTTCATTAATAAATCTAAACAGCCGTCGGAATTAGATTCCCATGCTTTACGAAATTGAATAATTTCTTCACCAGATGCAGTTTTATATGCAAGTCTATTACCAGATTTGACCAATAACCCTTTCTTTTCGGCTAAATCTACCATACCACTGTATGGATTCATACCAGTTTCGTATGGAATCTTAACTTGTACACCTTCAAACGGTTTTGCATAACGTGTTTTCATTACTTTACAGGCTGCACGAATACCTTTTACCTCAGAAGTTTTGTTACCATCTTCATCTTCTTTAAGTTTTAGTTTTTTCATTGCAATCACAATAGATGAAGCATAGATAAAACCTTGTCCACCACTAATTTTATCATCTGGGTCAAACATATCCTGTGACGCATAAGTGTGGTTGGTTGCAATAATTCCTACATTGTAAGCACCAATCATATTAACTGTGTTACGAACAAGAGCAGTTAGTTGTTTTGGTTTACGACCTAAATCACCTTTTAAATCACCCTTATCAAATTGATCAACATCAGTAGGGGTTAATAACATACCCAATGAGTCAATTACAAAAATAACTTTAGGTCTTTCTTCCTCTGACATTGCTTTGTAATCTGCCATAAATGTTGATATTGTTTTTGCAACATCATCAATCATAGACATACTGAGTTTTAATAGTTTATCTTCATCAGTTGAAACACCAAGAGCATGTAACCATGCTTCGTCTAGTGCATTTTCCGAATCAATAAGAACAACAAAGATACCCTGTTGTTGTGCATTTTTAACGATATTACCAGACGCAATATACGATTTACCAGCACCAGATTCACCGGCAAGTACGGTTACTTTTCCAAGTGGAACTCCTTTATTAAAGTCACCACTTATTAGATAGTTCAACGCATAATTTCCAGTACTAATCCAATCTGTTGGATCGTTGAATCCGATACTTAATCCATCTATTGACTTTGTTATATTTTTTCTAAATTTACTAACATCAAAGGGTTTTGGCATTTCTTACTCCTTACTTTTTTATATTGTTTATCTTATTATGTATGTACCATAATATTTTTTTGATACTCTCCACTAAAATAATGAGAATAATTAAATTCTATAGTTTCTTTTTCCATTTCGTATAAATCATTTAACTCATTAATTGAAAGGAATTGAAACCTTGTAATAGAATCCAACAGTTTTATTAATCTCTTTACTGGATTTAATATTTCATCAAATGAGTAATCGAAAACTTTGTCATAAAGTCTGAATCCATACATACGGACAAGTTGTTTATGCCAATTTGGTTGGGCATATGACAAAAATAATCCTCTGGTTACTACACTGTATAAAAACTTTTCAGTAATAAATGGATAGTAACTTGT